GGCTGGGAGTATCTGGTAAATAGAGCCAGCACAATCCGAAAAGCGTACAGGATTGTTGCGGAAGAATTACACACCGGAGAATTTCTGCCGGACATTGACCAGTAAAAACCTAGGATATTAATTTGAAAAAAAGGAGATAAAATTATGTATAGTTGCGTATTAAAAAATAAAGAAGGTATTATTTTTGACGAAGGAAAAGATTTTGAAACATTAAGAGAGACTTTTAAATGGGCTTCAAACAGGGGACGTTGGTATGTTGTACATGTGGCGGATGATAATGGTAACGAGTGGGAAGCCTGCGTCGCTGAAAGCCTGAGCGAAATGAGCTTTAGGCTTAAAACAATAGATGGTCTTCTGCGTACTAGCGGGTACGCCACCATGAACGAGGCGAACTTTGATGATATTGTAAAAAAATGTAAATGTAATGAATTTGGGGGAACTTATTACTTAAGATTTTAAAAAAAAGCGGCTTGAAATATAGCCGTTTTTTTTATGCCTAAAAATGGAACAAAAACTATTAAAAAATATCTTATAATAAAATTATAAGTAAAATGATGGGAGGTGTGCACTTTGGCAAATTTAAAAGGAAAAGTAAAAAAGCTTCAGACTGCGATTGTCCAGCGTGGGCTGATTATAAAAATAAACCAAAATCAATTTTACAGTGCGGACCAGAAGCGCATGATCACAATTTACAGAATAATTACGCCAGTGTACACCTTTAAACCTAAAAAGCAAAAGTGGAAAACAGAAGACTTTGAGATTCTTAAAACGGCATCTATCCCAGAAGTAATATTCTGCTTGCTTGAAATTTATAAGGAGGTAAGCAAATGACGAAATGCAGAGAATGCGGAAAGATTTTGCCAAACGGGCAGATAACAGATATTTGTCTTGATTGCTCCAGAAAAAATATACAAAAATTGTTTCGTGAAAATCCTGAGCTGAAAGATGCATTCGTGGAGTCAATTAATGAATTAAAGAAACCGGAGAATAGAAAAAAGATGGTGTATGACACTTGCCGTGTAATAAATGCAATTAATGAAATGCGTGACGGGCGGTGAGTGGATGAAGAAAGAACTCACACTGAAACAGAAAGCATTTGCAGATGAGTATATAAAGAATGGCGGAAATGCCACACAGGCGTTCATAAAGGCAGGATATAGTAAAAATGGAGCTAACGCAGGGGCGGCTCGATTGCTAGCAAATGTTAGCGTTTCCGAATATATAGCCAAGCAGACCGAGCGCATCGAGAAAGAACAGCACCGGGATATCATGTCACTAGCAGAAATCCAAGAGCGGAGAAGTAAAATCGCAAAGGGTGAAGTTGTGGACGGTCTCGGATTCTCTCCAGACTTTTCCGATCAGCTTAAGGCGATGGACGGACTGGAGAAAGCTTTGGCGATTGCAGAAAAACACAAGCTTGAAGCCGAAGAGAAAGAGAAGAGAGAGAAGGCAGCACTCTGGACGATCCCGATCACGGACATTACATCCGACTTTGTGGAGATATACCGGACAGTGCATGAAGCTTTTGCCGGAGAGATAGACATACACGAGATCATATCGAAGGGTGGGCGTGGTTCTATTAAGTCCAATTTTTGGGGGAATCTTGCATATGAGACGATCAGACAGGATCCTCAGGCGCATATCGTATACACAAGACGATATAAGATTGACTTGAGAGGATCTGTTTATAATCAGTTTATGAAGGTGGTGATCCGGTGTAATGATCTGGATAACTGGGACTTTAAGCAGTCTCCGATGTGTGCGGTGTATAAGCCGACCGGGCAGATGGTAATGTTCGTGGGAGCTGATAAGCCTATCAGCTTAAAATCTTTCAACGTGCCATTCGGATATGTTAAGATGCTGATCCATGAAGAGTGCGACGAGATGGCAGGTGTGGAGCAGATGGATAACATTGAAGATACTTTCCTGCGAGCAGATACACCAGCACTTGACATAAAAATTTTCAATCCTCCGAAGTCAAAAAATAACTTTATGAACGAGTACACCGAAGAGTGTAAAAATAAGCCACAGACACGGATCTGCCACAGCTATTATTATAATGTCCCGGTAAAATGGCTTGGAAAGCGATTCTTCGAGCGTGCGGAGTGGTTCAGGATTCATAAACCATTATATTATAAAAATAATTATCTCGGAGAAGTCACTGGAACAGGCGGCGGCATTTTTGACAATTTAGAAATCCGTAAAATATCGGATGAAGAGTTAATGACATTCGATACAGTAAACCACGGCTTGGACTTCGGATACACACACCCACAGGTATTTTGCCAGAACTATTATGATTACGAGACGGATACTCTTTATATTTTTGGCGAGGTTTATTCTAAAAAATGTAAAAACTCTACCTTTGCCAGAAAGATAAAGAAGTTTATGAATGTAGAAATTATATGCGATTCAGCCAGACCGGACGGAATAGCAGAGATGCAGGACTGGGGATTCAATGCGATCGGGGCAAAGAAAAGATGGGGGAGCGGAAAAGGAAGAGATTACTGTTGGGAGTGGTTGCAAAGATGTAATAAGATCGTGATTGATCCAGAGCGATGCCCGAATACAGAAAAAGAGTTTGTAAAAGCAGAACATGAGCAGCTTCCAGATGGTTCATTTTCGGATGCATACCCGACCTTAGAAGAAGATACGATCATGGCAAACATTTATGCATTGAACAGGATTATCATGACCAGCCGAAGGAATGACGGTCTTTATGATGATGATGATGAAGACAGCGACGATTATGAGGATTAAAAAATGAATTTTTTTGAAAAAATAAGGGAGACGATCATGAAGTTTTTTAGAACAGATGCTGAGAAAGAATTTAATGTCGAGTTTATCACTTCTCCGGAGATTGAAAACTCACAGCAGAGATGGAACGACATAATTAAGGGAAGCCCTTTCTGGGTGGATCCGAAAAACAATGACATCCGTACAATCAATTTTGCAAAATTTCTCTGCCAGTACACAGCAAAGAAATCTTGCATGGATTTATCAGTTAGCATAACAGGTTCAGAAAGAGCAGATTTTATTAATAAGTGCATCAGGGCAATGGTTGACACTTCTATCCGGGACAAAGTGGAAGATATGCTCGGAGTAGGTGGAATTATTTTAAAGCCGAACGGCTCAATGAACCCAGACAACATGATAGATTATATTATGCCGTGGGACTTTGCGATTACAGAAAAGACGAGCAACGGAGATATTAGAGGATGCATTTTTATTAATCGAATTGTAAAAGATAAAGTGTATTATTACAGACTTGAATACCATCATTTCACGACCTCAAAAAATAAAGAGGGCGAAGATGTGAACGTGTACGAGATCCAGAACAGAGCGTTTAAGTCAAACAGCAGTAACTCACTTGGAAAAAAGATAGAGCTGCATGACGTTCCAGAGTGGTCTTCTATTGAAGAAGTCGTTCATATTGCGAATATAGAAAAGCCACTTTTTGCTTATTTGAAAACTCCATTCAATAACGCAATCGATTACTCGTCGCCAGAAGGTGTCTCGATTTTCTCGAATGCAATTATGGAGCTCAGAGATCTCGATATCGCATGGAGTAAAAAGGGAAATGAGGTTGAGGATTCTCAGCACATAACTTTCATTGATGAAAATGCTATGACCAAGCAGGGCAAAGGCGGTACACGCACCTCAACAGTGGAGCTTCCTCGGTTCGTTAAAGGCTTGAAATTGGGGCTTGATTCAAAAAGTACGATTGATGAACACGTCCCGACCATGCTTACTTCTGACAGAATCACAGACATTAACAGCGTTCTTTCTATGATTTCTACAAAATGCGGATTCTCACAGGGGCAGTTTATCCTCGACAGAAAATCTGGAAGATTGACAGCAACACAGGTTGAAAGCGATGACAATGAGACTGTAGAGACGATTAACGATATTCGAAAATGCATAAAGACAGCATTAAAAAATCTTATTTATGCAATCAATGTATTCTGCGACCTTTACGGAATCCCTGCCGGCTATGTGGATGCACTGGATGATGATGTACCGGACGAAGATATATTTTATTTTAAAGATTTGCTTGCAAGCTTCGAACAGGACAGATCCAGAGCATATAATTTAATGATTCAAGGTATTTATTCTAAGCGTAAATACCTTAAGGAATACGAGGGATTTAATGATGATGAAGTAGATGCTATGTTTGCAGAGAGAGCGCAGGAAGATGCGGAAAGGAACAGCGGTGGTCTGTTTGAAGAGGAATAAAATAATTCAAGGGATACCGGAGCTTTCTAAAAATGGTATTTTAAAAGGTGGATATATTATCCCGGAACCTGAACCGCCGGAGATGGTTCAGGTAAAGTTGCAGGAAAAGACTGTGATAGAGACAATTAAGTTTTATTTAGAAAAGTGATAGAGAGGGATGCGTTAATATAAAATATAATAAAGTCATTGGAAGCTTTAATATTAAGCTTGACACTAAAAGAATGGATGACAATTTGAGAAATGCTCAGAATGTTCTTGACGAGCAGGTTGTAAACGACATGAGAAAATACACACCTATGCAGCAGGGCGATTTAAGAAACAAGACACAGATAAAAGAACCCGGATTAATTACAGTCGATACACCATATGCGCATTATCAGTATGTAGGCGAACTTTATTTGACTGCGGACGGTAGATCATGGGCAAACCGTGGAGAAAAGAAGTATCCGACAGGAACAGAATTAAAATATCACACACCTGGAACAGGTAAACGATGGTTTGAAACTGCAAAAGAAAATCACGGTAAGCAGTGGATAGATCTTGTTAAAAGAGAGGTTGGAAAAGGATAATGCTTAGACCGGATTATTTTTACGGAAAAACTGATAAACTGGTTGAAATGTATCAAGATCTTGAAAATTGGATTATATCAGACATTGCAACACGATTGATAAAATCCGGTGAATTGTCAGGAACTGCCGACCGAGAATTGTGGAAACTCCAACAGATGGGACTGCATAACACAGAGATTGTAAAAAGAATATCTGAAATGTCTGGAAAATCAAGAAATGAGGTTCGCAGATTATTAAGGGATAGTGTTATGACATCATTCTCAGATGATAAGGAAGTCTTAACACAGATATCAGCATCCGATATTATATCTCCGCTAAAAAATAATATGGCAATTCTGGCAATGAATGCAGAGTTAATAAAAACATTCGGAGAACTTGATAATTTGACAAAAACAACCATTAACCAGACACAGAAAGACTTGCTCAACATGCTGAATGAGGTTGATTATAGAGTCGCATCTGGAATGCAGTCTTACAGCAGTGCAGTCTGCGAAGTTCTGGATAGATATGCCGAATCTGGTGTTATGGTAGAATATCCTACTGGAACGAAGCGTTCTCTTGAAGCGGCAGTGAGATGTTGCATTGTCACATCTATGAATCAGACTGCGGCACAAGTGACGAACATTTATATTGCGCAAAATAAAATAGAATATGTTCTAGTATCAGCGCATCCGGGTGCCAGATATGATAAAAAGAATCCAACAGGGATTCCATCTCACGATCACTGGCAAGGCAAGGCATATAAAATAATCGGGAGCGAACCAGGATTCCCGAACCTTCTCGAAAGTACCGGTTATAAAATAGACATTGAAACCGGAACTGGAACTGTTGTGAATCTATTAGGACTTCACGGATACAATTGCAGACATTCACATGGCCCGTGGCGAAAAGACATGGTAAATAAGTACCTTGATGAAAACGGAAATGTGAATATAAATGCAGATGAAAGCCAGAAGCTTTATGATTTGCAGCAGAAGCAGAGATTTCTTGAAAGAGAAATTCGTAAAACAAAGCGTGAAATTATGACCAAGAAACAGGAACTTGATATGATTGCAGAAACAGATGTAAAAGAGATCTTGCAACCTCAATATGATAAACTGGCATATAAACTGCGAATGCAGAATAAAAGGCTTCAATCATTCTGTAAGAATAACGATCTTCAATTGCAAGGCGATAGAACGAAGGTTTCTGGATTTAGTAAAAAACAGTCTGCGATTGCAAATGGACGAGCAACGGCTTATAAAAATAAAATTGAAAAAAATGGTACAACGAAAATGGAATAATATGTTATTATAATAACGTGTTAACCATACATACTTGGTTATCCACCTTTCTTTAATTAATGCAGTGGAATTCAAGCGAGATAACAACTCACCGTCATAGCCGGAAACTCCCCCAAATGAGGTAAAGCAAATGAAAAACATTGTTACGTGCTTTACCAAAGAAGAAAAAGAGCATATAAAAGAATTGTGTGATTTCACACCGACAGAAGAAACGCTCTTTGATTTACGGAAGAAAGAAAAGTCGCTAGAAGAATGTGCAGAAATTATGCATATTTCGACTAAGACAGCCGGACGTATTAACGTCAAAATGCAACATAAAATTCTTAAGGTAACTGGACAACATTTCACATAACTTTCTCCTCATTAAAGACATCCGTTAAGGGTGTCTTTTTTGTGTCCTTTTAATGGGGTTTTGCTGGGGTGGTTCAATTGTGTTGTTCATAATAAAATGAAAATAGAAAGAGAGGTTTATTATGTACGAGTATCAGAGATATAACCAGTATTCTTATCCTCAATATCAACAGCCACAGCAGATTCAACAGCAATTCCCGCAACAAATCATGCCGCAACAAGCTGGACTTTGCGGAAGAATGGTTAATTCTGTTGAGGAAGTCACAGCAAATGACGTTCCCATGAATGCACCATTTGCCATTTTCCCGAAAGCAGATGGATCAGAAGTTTATATAAAATCTTGGGGTGCTAACGGGCTTATTCAGACAGTTACATATAAACCGCAGCTAGACGGAAAGCAAAACGAATTACCGAAAGAAGACACGGCAACATTGTTTGCCCCGATAATGGAGCGATTAGACCAAATAGAAGCTAAAATAACTCAGTCCCAGAGGACTACCAGAGCAAAGAAAGAGAGCGATTCTGAATGAATTTAATGCAGATGATCCAGTGCGGCGGAAACCCTAAGATGATATTAAGTCAAATGATGAGCAACTCTCAATTTTCAAATAATCCGATCATGAAAAATACATTCGACATGATGAACCGTGGAGACAGTAAAGGGCTGGAACAGCTTGCCAGAAATTTGTGCAAAGAAAAAGGTCTAAACCCGGAAGAAATCATGAGCCAGTTTAAACATTGATACTATTCTTGCAAGATTATGTATAAATAAATTTTATTAGGAGGAACACATATGTTTAATTCATCTCCAAGTTTAGCGGACATTGCCGCCGTTACTGGTGGAAACCGTAATGATGGTGCATGGGGCGATGGTGGTTGGTGGGTTCTCATTATCCTCTTTGCCTTATTCGGTGGATGGGGCGGTTATGGATTCGGTGGTAATGGTGGTGGCGGTTATACCGCAACTGCGGCTACACAGGCTGATATCCAGAGAGGATTTGACAATTCAGCAGTCATAAGTAAACTTGATGGCATTACAAATGGTCTTTGTGATGGCTTTTATGCAGTAAACAACGGAATGCTGACAGGATTTAACACCATTCAGCAGGCAATTAATGCGGACACAGTAGCAGGAATGCAGAATGCAAATGCTATTCAGTCTCAGCTTGCAAATTGTTGCTGCGAAACTCGTGAAGCTATCCAGGGTGTAAACTTCAACATGGCGCAGAACACTTGCGCATTACAGAACACCATGAACAACAACACGAGAGATATTATCGACAGCCAGAATGCCGGAACAAGAGCGATACTTGACTACTTATGCCAGGATAAGATCGCAACGTTGCAGGCAGAAAATAATGATTTGAGACTTGCAGCATCACAGGATAGACAGAACGCACTTCTGACTACCGCTATGACAGCACAGACAAATCATATTATCAGTGCTGTTAATCCATCGCCAATCCCAGCATACCAGGTGCCAAACCCGAACACATACATTCCGTATGGATGTGGTTGCAATACTGGATGCGGATGTTAGACAACTGAATAATTAAAGTATCTTAATCGACAAGATTATGTCTGCATAGCAGTATTACTTAAACACAAAGGGCAGACTTCAATGTTTGCCCTTATATTTTTGAAAGAGAGGAAAATATTATGTCAGAATTTACAGCCAATGCTTTACAGACTGTCCTGCAGGGAGAAGATGTCGCATTTACTGAGACACCGGTTTGCGGAACAAAATGTATCGTTCACAGACAGGGAAGCGGAGTCGTTAAATTAAGAGGAATCACAAACCAGTGCAAAGCAAGATTTCTTGTATCTTATAGCGGAAATATCCAGATCCCAACCGGTGGAACGGTGGAAGCTATTTCTCTTGCAATCGCAATTGACGGAGAGCCATTACAGTCTACAAGAATGATCGTGACACCTGCGGCAGTAGAAAACTTATTCAATGTATCTGCACAGGTTTATGTAGATGTTCCTTGTGGATGCTGCAGCACAATAGCGGTTCAGAATACATCTGGACAGACTATCGAGGTTCAGAACAGTAATTTAATTGTAGTAAGGGAGGCTTAGTATATGCATATTGAAAGAATTCATAAAATGCTTGAATGCCTTGCTGAAAAATCCTTATGTGAGATTGAAAAAGGGATTGAGAATGTCAATACAGAAGAAATGGGAGAAGTGATCGACATGATAAAGGATCTGTCAGAAGCAGAGTATTATGCCACAATTACTAAGGCAATGAACGAAGCGGACGAAGCAAATATCATGGAGAAGCTTTTAGAGTATGGGGATGACCGAAGATATTATGACCGGTATCGTTATGCTGATGGAAGATTTGCACCTAAGGGCAAAGGAAAACGAAGAGGATATGATGAGCCACCATATTATCACATGTACCCGGATGATTACGAAGATACAGAGCGCATGAGAGACATGGATAAGAAAGACCTGAAAAGGATGTATACAGATACCGGAATGATGGGAGATAGATTATATCAGAGGGATTCCAGAGAGGGAAAAGCCGGTATTTCCAGACGTACTTATATGGAGACCAGAGAAAACCATCATGGAAATTCAGAGGAAGATAAAAAAGAGCGTGCAAAAGCAAGAAAAGATTACTTGCGAGATATGCAGATGGATATTACTGAAATGACATCAGATGCAGCTCCGGAAGAAAAGCAGATGTGGAGAAATGAATTACAGATGATGTTGCAGAAAATCTAAGAGGTGAGCGCAGTGTTTAAAATCAATGATGTTGAATGGAATATTTTATATGTAAATCCGAACAGTGAATGCTTAATGCGTTCAGATGGAACAATTACACTTGGTGTTACAGATTGGAGCAAACGAACGGTTTATTTGTCAAATGCATTAAGCGGAAGCCTGTTAGAGAAAGTTCTATCTCATGAGTTGGTACACTGCGCTTCATTTTCATATGACTGCCACATTCCAATAGATGTAGAAGAAATCGTAGCGGATTTTCTGTCTCTTTATGGAAAAGAAGTCGTTGGCATAGCAGATGATATTTTAAATGGGGTAATTGAAAATGGATGTTATAAAGCAGTATGAGGACTATATAGGACTTAAAAAAGAATACATTAAAAATCCTACATTGGAAAATAAAAATGCAATGATAGCCAAATTAGAAGAGTACGGAAAGTATATATACGACCAGTGCAACAGATTAAGAAAGGATTGCATTGTGGAAGAAGAAAAAGAAGTACTTAGAAGGTATTTCGGTGGGAAATAGCAAAAAGGGGCGGAGCAATCTGCCCTTTTTAAAATGGTACAAAAAGTTGTTTAAAATAGGTTAAAATATATATTGAAAAGAATATTAAAAGTACCGGACAGAAAAATGGATTCTGTTCGCTAACCTAGAATAGTTATAGGATGATGCATGGCACGTCCTATTTTGGGCGTGCTTTTTTATTTTTGGGAATTAATTCAGTGGAAGAAGACACGGCTTATATCCGGGTTGTCGAGGGTTCGATTCCTTCATTCCCAATTGCCAGCTATGGAGTAAATAGCAACTCATTCGTGCCGGACTGACCGGAGTAACAACTTGGAAAGAAAGAGGTAGAAACATGGTAAACGTAGCAAACGAATTAAAGAAACTCGGAATTGAAGTTTCAGACGAACAGAAAGAATCTCTTAAAAAGAGTATGGGTGAAGAACTGTATTCCAAAGAAGAAATGGAAGACAAAGTTAAAAAAGCTTCATCAGAATCCGAACAGTGGAAAACCCGGGCAGAATCAGCAGAGAAAATGCTCGAAGGGTTGGATGGAAAAAGCCCGGAAGACATTTTAAAAGAGCGTGATGACTGGAAGAGACAGGCAGAGGATTCCAAAAAAGATTACGAAGCCAAAATCGCAGAGCATGAGAAGAATGAGCTTTTGAAAGAAGCATTTGCGGAAATCGAGTTTACTTCTGAATCTGCAAAGAAAGCCATTATGGAAGACATTTCCAAAGGCGTAAGCGTGAGAAATGGAAAGCTGATAGGGTTCAGTGATCTTATTGAGGAAGCTAAAAAGACAGATGCAAATGCATTTGTAAATAAGCAGACTCCGCCGGCGCGTTTTACAAAGCCGAATGAACATGATTCCAGTGATGATAAGCCCACAACAAGAGAGAGCATTTTATCTATCAAAGATAGATCAGAACGTCAGAAAGCAATTGCCGAAAACATTTCTTTATTCCAACAGTAAAGGAGTTTTATATGAACAAAAACAGATTAACGATGAACACAAATTTGCAGTTCTTTGCAGCAAACGCAGGACTGATTACAACAGGAGACATTGATGTAAAGGCAAGGGAAATTGATTTTGTTACATCTTTTGAAAGAAACTGGGAAGCTTTAAGAGAAATTCTCGGAATTTCAAGAGCAATTAGAAAACAGCCCGGAACTATTCTTAAAAGCAAATATGCAGAAGGAACGTTAGAGAGTGGGACTGTAGCAGAAGGCGATGTGATTCCAAGAACACATTATGCGGTAAAAGAGAAACCTTATTCTGAGATTACTCTTGAAAAATATGCAAAAGAAGTTTCTGTCGAAGCAATCAAGGATCATGGATATGAAGTAGCTTGTGAAATGACAGACGAAGAGTTCCAGACAGACCTGCAGGATGGAATTACAACAAAATTCTACAACTATCTGAAAACTGGTACACTTACACACACTGCAAAAACATTTCAGATGGCTGTAGCTAAAGCTATTGGATCTGTCAAGAATAAGTTCAAGTCAATGCACAAAACTGCTACAGGAGTTGCAGTGTTTGCAAATATCATGGATTTCTATGATTATCTTGGAGATTCAAACATTACTTTGCAGACAGCCTTCGGACTTACCTATATTAAGGGATTCCTCGGAGCAGACATTATGTTCCTTTGCTCTGACAACGAAATCCCAGCAGGAAAAATTCTGGCAACACCTGTAAACAACATCGTTGCTTATTATGTAGATCCATCTGACGGAGATTTTGAGAAAGCCGGTCTTTCTTACACTGTCAGCGGAGAAACAAATCTTATCGGATTTAAGGTAAAAGGCGATTACGATCGTGCAACCAGCGTAACTTATGCACTGTTAGGATTTGTACTTTTTGCAGAGTACATTGACGCAGTAGCTAATGTTTCAATCACACCGGGGGAATAGATCCCACTACACAGGCGGTAAATGCTAGTGGGGAACTCACGGAAGAATACTTAAACTCTCTTACAGTTGCAGAAATTAAGGCACTGGCAGAGAGTAAAGGGTATTCACTGACCGCAACAAAGAAAGCTGATATTATCAGCGAAATCTTATCACAGCAATAAGGAGTGTGGAGCAATGTCATATGTAGATTTTGAATATTACCAAACTAAATATGGTGGAAGTTTGTTCGAAAGCAAAGAAGACTTTGCTCCATATGAAAGAAAAGCAGAAAGAAGAATCAATGCGATCACATCAAACAGGATTTTGTTTTATTCTCAGCCAGAATCAGAAGATGCATGGTGGGATAATATCAAAGATTGCACCTGCGAAATAGCTGAATTGCTAAAGAATTTATCTGAGTACTCTGCGGCAGTTAATAACTTTGGTGTTATTGCAAATACGGACGGAACTGTAAAAGGGAAAATGATTAAAAGCATGACTTCTGGAAGCGAATCAGTATCTTATGATGCTGGAGCATCTTCTTCGACATTTGTAGAGCTTGCAAAATCAGAAATGGCACTTAATCGTAAGTGCTACGATATTGCATCAAATTACCTAACCGGAATGGTTGATTCAAGGCATGAAAACCTTTTGTACATGGGAGTTTAGCTTATGGGAATCGGATATAAAGATGCCGTGGTTTTATATAACAGGCATTACAACGACACTTTAGAAACTGAATATTATTTCGGTACTCTATTTGAAAATGTAAGAATCGAGCTTACACAGGCAGAGAACATAAGCAAATCTGGAATGAAAGATGCAGATAGTTTTCTTGTAAAAATCCCGAATGATGGCACATTGAATTATGCTAATCCACCAGACTGGGAGAACATGAGCGAAGAAGAAAAGTTAAAGCATTTCACTTTAAGAAGTAATGATTTTGACTTCGTAGTGATTGCAAAAAAAGATGAACTTCTCATTGATAGGGAATTGCCGGTTGGATTAATTAATTCAGACGATTATCCGGGTAAATTCTTCCAGTACATGGTAAATGAAAAGGGGAATTGCTACAAAGTGAATACTATCGGTGTTTACAGCCTTATACCAAGGTTTGAGATTGGAGGTAAATGATTTGGATGAAAAGCCAAAAATAATGCTTGTATCAGATGCAGAAACGGCGCAAAGAGCTATTCTTGATATGATAAATAGTTATCCAGATTTTCCGCCCGGTTTCAAACCATCAAATTCAACAATCTTATGGAACAGCATAAAAGATACTCAGTCTATTGGAGTTTTTCCGGCGCAGGATCCAGTTTATTTGAAAAAATATGTCAGCGGTTCTTATGTCGGACAAATGACGTTCCAGATCGTATACAAAAGCAATCCAACAACAAACAAGGATAATATTGCAGCAAGCAATCTGCTTGAAAATATTGCAAAGTTCCTTGAAAGTGGAGAATTTACATTAAAGGATAAAAATTTTGTTGTAGAACAAATCAACCGCACATCGGATGTATTTTGCGGTACAGCAGATGGAAAAACAACAGAATTAGCAATTAATATGCAGCTTAAATATTTTTATAAAAAATAGGAGGAATACTCATGGCAAAAGACAGAACTAACATGGTCTCACTTTTGGATATTGGAAGCCTTATGGGTGGAAAAAGTGAAAAGCTTGCTGAAATGGGTGATGGTTTCACAGAGCTTTCTGAAGACTGGGGACCTAACACAGAAAGCACACAGTACGTAAACATGAAAAATGCAAGCAACTCTGTAAAAGGGTATGCATTTTCAATGTCTCCAGAAAGAGAACATTTGTCAGATGAAATGCAGACAGTGTTTAATGATGTTTTTAAAAAACTTCCAACAGGAGATCAGTGCGAGACATATTATTATCGCTTCTTTAAAGCTGATATTACAAGCGGATCCGGAGATTGTATCCGTGTCCCAGTAACTGTATGTGCATCAAGCACTGGTGGAGCAGGTGGTGATATTTTAAAGTCTACAGTCCAGATTAATGGAAATGGAGATGTAGAACTTGGAACAATCACTATTGCTGGTGATGGATCGTTCACATGGGCACCTAAAGTAAGTGCTTTGGCTTTGGATGAAGATTACCCAATTGCATAGGTGTTAATTAAAAATTAGCATATGTGGGATGCCTACCTTTCCTTGGTGTCCCACATTAGGAAAGGATGTTAAAAATGGAAGAAATTAAATTAAGCAGTGGCATAAAAAAAATTGCAATAAAAGACGAAGACGGAGATCTTATTACAGTTATAACAGTAGATACAGCGAATGCAGACACAGCTAAGAAGTTTGCAGGTGTAATTGATAAATTAAATAATATATCTCAAAACTGTGAAAAAGAAGCCGCCGAATGGAGAAATAACCACAAAGACGATATGAATGTGGATGATATGAATGTGGATGCAGCATTAGAACTGAACAGCATTCGTGTAAAATATCTTAAGCAGATTACGGAAAGTATAGATGGGTTGTTTGGCGAAGATGCCATGAAACAGATTTACGGAGATATTGTCCCGGATGAACTTGCAATCGTGGAGTTTGTAGAGCAGGTTATCCCTGTTATGAATAAGCTTTTCAATAAACGTTTTGAACAGATTCAGAACAGATACAATGTAAGAAGATGTGGGGCAAAATAATGAACAATGTCATGCTGGACAATTTGCCTACTGAATGGAACGGATACAAAGTAAATACCGATTTCCGCATAGGTATGCAGATTTATATTTTGCAATATGACAAAGAAATGAATGAGTACGAGAAAACAACTTCTATTCTTTATCTTATGTTCTCTGATGAATACGGAGAACTTAGAGACCATCCACAGCACAATGAGTTAAATGAATGTATTTCCTGGTATTTAAACGGATGGTATCACGACAATACCGGCAGTAGTAAAAATACAAAGCGTTTTATTGACTATGATGTAGATCAATGGAGAATATACGCAGATTTCTTGCAGATATACGGAATTGATTTGTCCGTGGCAGATATGCACTGGTGGAAATTTAATGGCTTGATCTGGAATATGCCAAGAAGATTATCTTCTCTCATGGAGGTAATTGAGATCCGACAGAAGAAGATTGAAAAGAACATGAGTTCCAAGGAAAAAGATGCAATCAGAAACGCACAGAATAGATATGCTTTGGAACAGCCAGAAAAAGAGTATACCAGCGAAGAAAAAGAAAAGATAGACGATTATGATCGCATGATGGAAGAAATAAGAAAGCAGAAAGAAACAGAACAGGAAGCATTGAAACAGTTTAAGAAATGAGGACTTTAGCATGGCTGAATATGATGGCGAAATCAGAATAAAAACGTTGATTGAAAATGGAGAAGCATCAAGTAAGCTCATGCAGATGGAATCACAGTTTCAGAAGCTTGCAAGAGAATCTGATAAGTTTTCCAAGACACTGAAAGATCTGGCAAGTCAGAAGATTCCAACAGAGGAATATAAGGCTGTGCAGATGCAGATAGAAAAAGATACTGCTTCTCTTGATAAACTTCTTGCCAGAATGGATAAATTCTTAGAAACAGGTGGAAGCAGTAAAAGCACAACCTTTAAAAGAATGCAATACGAAGTTGAGGAATTAACAAACTCAATTAAATATGCAAAAGGTGAGCTTGCTGCAATGGAATCTTCCGGTACTGCTTTTATAGATCCTACAACTACAGAGGAATATAGCAAAGTATCTGAAAAGCTTCTTGATGTACAGAGCAAACAAGAAGTTCTTAATCAGAAGATGAGAGAAACAGTTTCCAATGAGAAAACTATTGGTGCCGGTGCGAAAGACATTGAAAAAGTAGGAAAATCAGCAAAAAAATCCTCTGGCTTAATATCTGACATGGCGAAACGAATAAAGCAGACAGTAGTTAGTTTTGCAATATTTGGTGCGGTTATGAAAGTATCTCAGACCATATCCAAGGCATTTACAGAAGGTATACAGAACATGGCGAAGTATTCTTCTGAATTTAATGGAAAAATGTCTGAAATGGCAAGTGCTACGGCTACATTGAAAAATTCTATCGGAGCATTGACAGCACCTATCATATCTGCATTGACACCAGCAATCGTAACCTTATGCACATGGATTACAAATGCCATTAATGCCATGAACAGATTTATTGCGGTTATTAGCGGAAAAAGCACTTGGACAAAAGCAAAGAAGCAGCAGGTAGACTATGCGGCATCTCTTGATAAAACAGCCGGTTCTGCCAAAAAAGCAGCTGGAGCATTGGCGGCTTTTGATGATTTGAATGTATTACAGAAAAATGATTCTGGAAGCGGTAGTGGTGGTACTGGTAGTGGCGGATCTGATTTATATGAAGAAGTCCCTACTGGAAAAGAATTATCAGATAAAATCCAGCCATTTATAGATTATTTAAAAAAATTAAAAGTTTCTATAAAAAATGGATGGGATGAAACCTGGAGCAATTTAGATGTTTCTTTACAATTTGATAATATTAAATCCAGTATAGAAAGCATAAAGAATTCATTTTTAAATATTTTTTCAGATAGTGAAGTTTCTGCATCTGTTGACAATTTTGCTATGACTTTTTCAAGGTCACTTGGAAGCATTTCGGCATCTGTAGTAAGCATAGGTGCTACCATAGCAGAAAATCTTCTTGGTGGGATATCTATTTATCTTGAAAGTAATTCTGAAAATATAAAAAATTATATTATCGACATGTTTGATATAGCATCTGATATTTCAGTGTTGGCATCACAGGGGGCAGATGCATTCGCAAATGTATTTTCTGTATTTGGGGATGAAAACGGACAGCAGATCACAGCAAACCTGATTCAGATTTTTTCGGATGCGTTCATGATGGTTACGGAGAATGCAGCAAAATTTGGAAAAGATATTATCGATTGCATCGTGACACCTTTTGTAGAAAATCAGGATGCTTTAAAAGATGCTTTGGATGGACTTCTTGGTGTGATTGCGGATTTGACAACGACTATATCAGACGGTGTACAGCATGTGACCGATAAAATCACAGAATTGTACGATGAACATATTCATCCGTTTATCGAAAATGTAAAAAATGGAATGTCAGAATTAATAGAAAAATTTCTTGAATTTTGGAACACTTATGTGCAGCCTATTTTACAGAATCTGGCGTTAATGTTTGAGGATACCTATGAAAATCATTTAAAGCCTGTGTTTGATAATATTTTCGAAATAATGGGAATCGTGATAGACATACTGAACGATTTATGGACAAATATTTTGCAGCCGATTATTGCATGGATTATTGAAAATGTGCTTCCGGTAATTCTGCCGATTATTGAAAACCTGAGCCAGAATATAAAAGACAGCGTCGATTTTATTTTAGATCTGATCAATTTTTTACTGGCAGGGGTAAAACTTGTATTTGCTGCAATTCATGCATTACTTACGAAAGACACAGATAAAACATTACGCCAGGCAGAAAAATCAGTAAAAGATTTTGTGAACAGCATTATTCAGATGTTCGAAAATATGGTGAACCGGGTTATTAATGGTATCAATTCACTGATTTCTGGCTTTAATAGCATTGGATTTGATTTACCTGACTTTTTAGGTGGAGGTTCTTGGCATCCAAACATTCCGACGATTCCGACTGTAAGCCTGCCGCGTCTTGCCAACGGTGGTATCACAACCGGAAGGACACTCGCGGAAATCGGAGAAGCTGGAAGAGAAGCCGTGCTGCCACTTGAAAATAATACCGGCTGGATGGACGACCTTGCATCGAAGCTTGCAAGCAAAATGCCGGACTACAGCGGTGCAAAGACAGTAGTACTGGCGGTGGATGGTAAAGAGTTCGCAAGAATCAATCTGCCGTATTTACAAGACGAAGAAATAAGACTTGGGATAGCGGAGGGATAAGATGGTACATAAGTATACACAAGGACTTATCATTGATGGAATTACATATAATATCCCTATGGTGTCTATTCAAAGGACTTTGGATTTCTTGGAAAAGTATGCAGATAGAACAGAGGACGGAGATATTCATATTGAAAGTATAGGAATCTATAAGAACTATACAATTTCAATTGGCACAATAGACGATCCGGTACTTTATGATAAACTGATGGATCATATAACAGATTGTGAAAACAGATTCCATCATGTATCTTTACCGGATGCAAGCAAGCAGTTTGATTTCTATGGGTATTTTTCATCCATTAAAGATGAAGTAGAAAAGGTATTTGAAAACGGAGCGAAATATAAAGGATTGTCTTGGAAAATGACGAGTAAAAAACCATTTAAGACACCGTAAGGGGGCATTTATGAGAACATATTGCAGGGCAGAAATGAAATTTATAGATGTTACCGCACTTGCGGATGCTGCGGTCACGACAAATGATAACCAGGGCATAGGTTCAGTTGAGTTATTTGCAGACCAGACGGAACAGTCCGATTATGGAACTTTCGAATTTAATCAATTTATACTTGATGGAAGTAAAAGCTTATTGCCGGAAAATCCAAACGATATTGCATTCTGGAGTGCTGCATTATCAAAGGATGGCTGCACGTTTGAAACGAATCCCAAAATCACGATCACATTTAAGGAGCAGCATACATCCGCAGCGATCACACTTTATTTTGAAGATGAACCACCAGCAGAGCTGAAAATCACATGGTATACAATCGCCGGTACAAAATTAATCACAGAGACCTTTTACCCGAACAGCCTTATTTATGTTTGCAATACACAGGCGCAGAATTACGGAAAAATCGAGATTGAATTTGTAAGAACAAGCTTTCCACAGAGATATATTAAGCTTCAGTACATTTTATACGGAAAATATATCGTATGGGATAAGGATATGATCCAGACAGCCAAGGTGCAGGAAGACATTGATGTGACCTCTGCAACCTTGTCTATCAACGAAGCGGATATTTCAATTGTTGATATGAATAATGACTTTGACGCAGAAAACGAAAACGGAGTATGGAAGAGTGTGCAGAAAACGCAGGAAGTCACATTGTCAGAGTTTAATAACGGAAACATGATTCCTATGGGAGCATTCTTTATCGACGATTTTTCTTTTTCAAAGAATATTGCAAAATTTAAGTTGATTGATGTAGTTGGGTTATTAGATAAGTATACATTTTATGACGGACAGGTATATAACAATGTTCGTGCAGAAGTACTGCTGATTGCGATATTTGCCACTGCCGGTATTAAAAAATATACGATCGATGAAGAAGTAGGCAACATACTTTTAAGTGGCTATTTAGCCATCCAGACGTGCCGTAAGGCATTGCAACAGGTATGCTTTGCGTGTGGTGCGGTTGCGGATGACAGCCGGAGCGATACCATCAAGGTTTATAAGCCAGACAGATATGTGAAATCCACTGTCGGGACGGATCGCAAATTTAATGGAAATACGAAAGTATCTCTTGAAAAATATATCTCTGGTGTGAGTATTGAGATGAAAAACTATGCATTGGAAGAAAAAAACTCAGACATTTATAAGAAAACATTGCCGGCAGGAGATACCAAGATCACATTCTCAAGTCCATATCTTCCATCGTCTATCACGGCAAGTGCCGGCACGCTGAAAGAAGTAAAAACAAATTATCTCATCATTAATATGCCGGATGCCGGACAGTGCCATATTACAGGTATTAAATATGCAAACACGACTTTTTCTTATGAGAAACGTGTGGATAAAATCGAAGCCGGGGAAACAGAAAATATAAAGAAATACAGTGGATGTACTATTTATAATGCTGATATATTACCCGACATCGCCGCTTATCTTTTAGGTTATCATGCCTTGAGAAAAAAGGTTGGAATGAAGTACCTGGTTGACTTAGAGCAGGTAGGAAATTGGGCAAATATAAATTCGATTGGTGGAAAGACATCGACAACATTGATTGAAAGCCAGACGCTTGATTTGACCGGTGGATTTATCGCAACGGCAACGTGCAGGGGGTACTCAATTGTCGTTACTGAGGATGTATTTGCCGGAACTGAATTATATACGGGAGGAGATGTGATCATCTAATGGAAATGAGACCAATTATATATAGCGCAAAATTATCCAGTAAGAAAGTCACAACGAAAACCAAAGTTACAATAACGGTTGTGGCAGATGATGTAGAGACATATTACACAGAAACAAAATATACCAGGTCCAGCAATCATGAACTTATAGCTGGACAGGAGATAGGAGTGATTTAATGGCAATTGTAAAAGTAAGGGTACAGGTTGATGGAGTGTGGACGAATCTTACTTTAAGTAATGGAAAATGGGTTGGAACAATTACAGCCCCTGCAACCACATCATACAATCTGGCCAACAAGTATTATCCGATTAAAATTGAGATTACCAATGATGCAGGAACTGTAGTTACGAAAGATGCTACAGATGCCACCTTGGGAGAAGCATTGAGACTGGTTGTAAAAGAAACGATGAAGCCTACGATCACACTGGTATCTCCATCAAAAGGCGCATATGTGACAAATAATAAGCAGCCGATCACCTTTAAGGTCGTGGATGAAGCTGGAGGCTCTGGTGTGAACCTGTCCACCGTCAAAATAAAAGTAGACAGCACTACATACACAACTTCAAGCACAGGAATGGTAAGCAAAGGGATTACAAATGGTTATCAATTTGTGTTTACACCGCAGACAGCTCTTAAGGATGGAAGCCATACGATCACGATCAATGCGTCAGATAATGACGGCAATGCGGCAACTACCGTTTCATCAACATTTACAATTGACACAGTGCCGCCGACATTGACAATTTCCTCTCCACAGACAGGGCTAATCACAAATAAATCTGCGCTTACAGTAACCGGTAAAACGAATGATGCAACTTCAAGTCCGATAACATTGACTATGACATTAAACGGCACGAGCCTAGGCTCAGTAGCGGTAGAAACTGATGGAAGCTTTTCAAAAGCGGTTACTCTTGCAGAGGGAACGAACAGTATTGTGGTTACGGCTAAAGACGGAGCCGGACAGACTACCAGCATTACATTGAGCGTCAAGCTTGATACTACGGTGCCTGTGTTAAAAGGCATTACACTTACACCAAATCCGGTAAGCACAAGTGCAAGTGTAGCAATCACGGTTGAGGTCAGCTGATGGCTTCGGGAACGATCAGCTTTGAACTGTCAACAGACATCACTTATGTTGCCGGAACTGTAAATGGTGTTGAGACAGTTTTTATCCAGGATGAAGCATATCCGGTGAAGTGGCGTGCAACGGTAGATGTGGCAGAGGATAGCTTATACCATATATATCTTGAAATGTATGATGAGGCAGGAAATAAGAGTACCTACGAGAATACGATTGAGTATATTCTGCCGTGGTTTGTGTATGATCGTACACAAGCGGATGTAGACCGTGTACAGGAACTTCGGAATATAGGCTGGGAGAATATGACAGACAGTGAAAAAACGGAATGGCAGCAGGGGATGAAAGGCGCATTCAACTTATCGGATGTCAGGCGGAATGAAAACAACTGCTATGTCATAGCACAATTGCTGAACATTTCTCTGGTCACTTGTAAAGATAATCTCCCCACATATCCGGATAAAACATATTTTGACAGTCTTTTAAAGAATGTGACAGCACTGCGGAATGCCGGTTATCGGTATGCAGAGACACCGGAAGTTCCACAGCAGCCGATTAACACGTACCAGAAAATTAATGATATTGAGAAAATATTACATGACATTTATGAAGTTTATAATTCAAACTTTGTTCATTACGCAGGCGAAGAAATCTATGCCGGACAGAGCATTGGATTACTTTTATAAGAAAGAGAGGATTTTATCATGGCATTTAATTTAAAAACATGGGTGAATCGTATTTCCGAGTACCCAAACAGAAGAAAATTAACACATGAGGACGGCAGCACGGAACTTGTGACCGTAGCGAGAGCAGAGGGACAGATCTCAGCAGAGGGAAATGCATTTTCTGCGGAAGAGATGAATGATCTGGAGAACAGGATTAAGGGTGGGTTTGATGAGGTTAACCAGAGTTTAACTAACTTAAAAAATCCAGCTAAAGGCACAAAAGGGATTCTAGTTGATAGCGGTTCGCCTTTAACTAAAGATTGTTTATTAATTTACACAATTACGACAACAGACGTTTTATATTCTGGAGGAAATTTAAGCATTAACGATATAAGAGTTGTAGAATTCACAGCTCAAAAAGCAAATTGTCCTAATAAAATTGTTGGAGCTATAAGAGCTTTTAAAGGCGATAAAATTTCTTATTCTGCTAATACTGCAGGCGGTACAATGAGTGTCTACGCATATAAATGAGTATGATAGGTAAAAAAATGATCACAGTCCATATACAACCGCATAGAAGTCAGAGTCACAATTTATTTTTATAGTGTTATCGTCCACATACTCTATATTGCAATATAATAATTTGTAACTGATGATTTGTTTTTAATGCAAATAAAACACAAGGTATAGAAAATTCACATACTGCTTGTTCTGTAGCTCTGTGGATCATTCCTAGATGTAAAATCTCTGGTTATGCGAAGTAAAATGGGACAAAAAAATCATTCTGAAATATTATAATTGAATTATACAAAAGAAAGGAAGATGATCCAATGGAGATGTTAAAAGAAACGTACACGATTGCTTTGCCTATCGTTCTGACAGCATTTATGGGATATATAGTGTGGCTTTTGAAAAATCAGAAGTCAGACAGAGATGCGAATAGCAGAGGAACAATGCTTTTGCTTCGTGTGCAAATGATTGAGTACCATAATAAATACATGGCTCTCAAAGAAATTCCATCCTATGCCTATCAGAATTTTATGGAAATGTACGATGCCTATCATGCGTTGGGTGGAAATGGAATGGTCACAAAGATGAAAAACGAGATTGAAGAGCTTCATCTGAAGCAGAAAGAGAGGATTTAAACATGACAGATTTAGGATTTTTAACAGAATTTATGGTGCCGGTGATCGTAGGCATTTGCCTTTGTGTAGGCTATGTCGTGAAGAAGTGGATTAAGGATGTGGACAACAAGTATATCCCTACCATTTGTGCGGTATTAGGTGTGCTTTTAGCCATTTGGATTAACGGATGGACAATCACAGCATCTATCTTATTAAGTGGCTTGTTTAGCGGTCTGGCAAGCACAGGACTGCATCAGATGTTCAAACAGTATATTGAAAAGAAGGAGAATTGAGATATGAAAAAATTATTTATCAGTCAGCCAATGAAGGACAAGACGGACGAGCAGATTTTATCAGAAAGAGAAAAAGCAATTGAAGTAGCAAAGCAGAAAGTAGGAGATGATGTAGAAATCATTGATTCTTTCTTTAAGGATGCACCACACGATGCGAAGCCATTGTGGTTCCTTGGAAAATCATTAGAGCTTTTAGCATCAGCAGACGTAGCTTATTTTGCACCAGAGTGGGATAAGTACCGTGGATGCAAGATTGAACATGAATGTGCAGTTCAGTATGGAATTACAACAATTGAAAGTGAGGAATAATACATATGATTATTAATGTACATGCAGGACACAACCCGGACGGAAAAGTAGCATGTGGAGCTATCGGAATCATCCGGGAATCAACAGAAGCAAGAAATGTAAAAAATGAGGTTATCAGACAGCTTAAATGCCTCGGGCATACCGTGTATGACTGTACGGTTGACAATGGCACAAGTGCAAATAATGTGCTTTGCAACATCGTAGGTAAATGCAATTCTCATGCGGCTGATCTTGATGTATCTATCCACTTTAATGCAGGTGCGAAGGATATGTCTGGAAACGGACGGACAACAGGTGTAGAAGCATATATTTATAGTGATAATAGCAAAGCAAAACCATTTGCAGAGAAAATTGTGAAAGCAATTGCAGCACTTGGATTTAAAAATCGTGGTGTGAAGATTAACAAAAAGCTTTACGTGCTCAATCACACAAAAGCACCTGCGATGCTGATTGAATGTTGCTTCGTGGATGATAAAGACGATGTAGCACTGTATGACTTTAAGAGCATGGCAAGTGCAATTGTTTACGGAATTACCGGACAGCAGTACATTGAACCATCCAATAACACATCTGATGACGATGCTGCAACTTCTGGATCAGAGACAAGCGTAGGTGATAAAGATTCTATTTATCGTGTACAGGTCGGAGCGTATCGCAATAAAGCAAATGCTATTGCCTTGCAGGAAAAATTGAAATCGGCAGGATTTGACGCTGCGATTGTAAAAGCGTAAAATAAAGGGCGGTTAGAATTTCTAATCGCCCTTTTTAATAGACTTGTACTAATTGATGTTAACCTCTCGAATATGCAAACCAAAGACCGAAATCGGCCACCTGGACAGTGACCGGAAGCGCTGCTTTCGTCCTCGGAAAAGAGAGGGGAATGGCAAAAATCACAGGGATCACAACCGGAAAAATTGTGGATTTTGGGATCAAAGATTCCATGAATATGGGGGCAGCCATGGCACCAGCAGCCAAAGAGGTCATCAGACAGCATTTTGAGGATTTCGGGCGAAGTGAAAAAGAATATGACAGGATCATTACAGCATCTGGATTATAAATTTATTATGGCGATTGAAGGA